ACACACTGTGGGCCATCAAGATATCTGAGCAGTTTATTCACCCCATCAGCTACCCTGTACTTCATGATGAATCCCTGGGTGTTGAATGTCCACGCATTGTGGTCTGTACAGAGGCCACTGAGTCTGAGATCAGTCGATTCTCTTCGCTCGCCAGCCGACGCCTTGAGTGGTTGTGCAACATCATAAGTCAGCCCTGCAAAGAACGGATGGTTGTAGTGCGGGATCTTTGGGGAAGTTGTCATCACTGTCATGAAGTCAAGAACTGTTGCAGTCCCGTTCAGCAGGCCGCGCATGAAGCCGACTTGTATCTCCAGATGTGCAAGTACTGAATCACGCTCTTCTTGCTCAGCAACAATACCGTCCAACACTTTCTGTGTGCAGAGGCCCTTGTCATCATTGAGCCTTACTTTCCACTGCATTGCCAGTGCGATGTCTTTTTCTAGACAGAGTAAGTTGCCCGGGAATCGCCAGAGTGGTGTAGTTCGCTGCCTACCACCAGCTCGTGGGCTAGCGGCATACCGTCGAAGTTTGTCATAGTAATAGTATGTAGGGAAGGCGATCTTGTTGTTTGGAAGAGAAGCAAGTTTAGCGCAGCAAGAGATGACCATAGATGCCGGATCCCCTGAACCAGCCATTTCAGTCAGAGTAAAGAATCTGCACTCGGAGGCAAGTGATGTAGTCATCCAGCTGGAATTCCTGAAGACGTTGGTGTATGAGATGAGTCTGGGGAGCAGCTCGCTTCGCATAGTTGGTGCAACCTGGGACATGCTGACTATCACCTGTGTTATTATCTTGCCCCAGAGTGCTGATGCATAGTGGATGTCATTGTTGTTGAAAGAGAAGGCAGGTGAGACAGAGATACAGCTGGTCTTATGATGCAACAGAGGCGGTACGCCACTAGGGAAGATCTCCTCGAGTGTGTACTCACTCCACTTGCCCACAAGGTCCATGTCGGGCTGAGCAGAAGCCATGAAGAAGCACGCATAGCCATTAACTGCACTACCCTCCTTCTTCCGCCAAGCCACCCCCAGCTGGCAGTAGGGATCGTAGAAAGTCCCCTGTTTCCCAGTTATCTTTGTCATGAGTACGGACTCAGCATAGGTGGCTTGCATGCACTCGTATACCATGATCTGCTCCGTGAACATCCTGACTATTCTGTTGTGTATCTCAGGCATGATAATAGGGTTCGCGCATTTCCTGCTGAGAAGCAACTCAGGGTCATAGTCAGACTTCTGTGTTTTATAACTTGACCATCCCTTTACCATGCCGGGTGTGATTACTGCAGACATCATCTCTTCCTGAAGTACAGGTATCTTTGCAGCACGAGGCAATACTCTGTAAGGGACTGGAGCACGACCGGATGCCTTCTCACCGGAGATGGGGTTATAGCCGTTGAACCGCAATGCAAGCTGCGTACAAAGATCAGAGGCAACTTGCCAAGCAACTTTCCCATCCTGGGCTATGATCCAGTCTTTGTTAACAAGCCAGTATTGCACGCACTTTGACAAGAACTGATAGTGTGACCTCTGCGTGTGTTTCGAACAATCAAATAGCTGGTTGGCGAGCGGAGTATACGGCGAATCCGGCTGGCTCAGTGCATAGTCATCGAACATCCTATAGTCTCCAGAGTCCTCCATCCAGCTAAGTCGAAAGAACTCGTCATAGTCTTCGCCCTCACATAAGAGAGAAGTCAGTGCATACTTGTCAATGACGTAGTCGCTATAAGTCTCTCTCTCTAGCATCCGTCTGCCTGTTATCTCAAAAGTACCGACGCTGGTCTCGACGTCACTGCCATCAGGCGTCTCCAGTATCGAGTCAGAGAAATTTTTTGCTATGATTAGGGAAGCAAGCGAGTGTAGGAACACGCTGAATCCAAGACCAGCTCCTTTGTACTTCACTTCTTCATTGTACACACACGCTAGATGCACGTAGTCTTCGTCTTTGATGGTGCACTTAGCGAATCTTGCCTCATTGCAAGCTCTGCCGACAATATAGGCTCTTTGTGCATCATGTGCATATATGAGACCATCAGAACTGTCGATCATCAACGACACGACTCCCGCTGACCGCTGATATCTAGTGAACATGTCGGGGCCAAAGTCAGTACTAGTGGAAGCTGGAGCAGGCACCGGAGGAGGCACATATGGCATTCGCGTGGCTGCTAAATCTCGCGTCTCATTTGTAAAGAACTCTGGCAGAAGGTCTTCTAGATTCATAAGCTCGTCAAGGCCGAATGAAGTAGACTCATCCATAACTAGTTCTCCCATAGCATCCTCTAGATCAAAGTCAATGAGTGCGTCATCCCAGTCGCCACCAAAGAGTACTGACTTGACTTCATCAGCATCGAGTGGTGCATGTACCAGTTTTTCTTCAGACTCGTGCTCTAGAGGTGCAAAGCTGTTCTCATCAAAGTCAAAGCCTCTGAGATCCTGATGCACTTCAGACACTAGCTCGCGAACAAATTGGACAGCTGCATGCGGCTCTGACTCTTCGGTCTGATCAGCTCGCATCTGAGCTGACATTTCTGTGCTTCAGTATCTTTTTGTCGAATTTGCGGGTGTTGTCTGGTGGTTGAACTCTAGAATTTTTAATTATGATGTTGTTA